CCTAATGGGGCCTGTAGGTAAGAGTTCAGGACTAACCCTCGTTGCGATCTCCACGCAGACTGCGCCTAACGCGGGGCAGCTTTCTTCGTATCGGCAGAAACGACAGTTTACCGAGGGGGTGACGTCGTCAATTTCAATCGAGCCCGTCTCCCACTTGGGTCGTGTGATCTCTGCTTTCCTAATTACCTCAGAAATTTGATTACGTAAGTCGCCCATTTGTTCGCGCTTAAATAACCCGCAAAGGACACCACCATTGAGTGGCACGATGAAGGCAAACTTAATCGTGTGTATGTGGGGGAACATCTGCAATACTGCCAACGCATATGCCTTAGATTGCCAGTTCTTCTCAGGCTCGTCGATCTTGCTGATGCCTGTCTTGTAGTCGATCATTACGGCATCTCCTTCTGCGGTATGTACCAGCAGGTCGCATGTGCCAAAGGTCGGCGTGGCCGCATCGAGTTCAAGGTGCAGCCGAATTTCTCGTTCAATAATCTTAGGGGTGTCACCAAAGACACCGTTGAGTATCTCTTCCTCGTCCGCAAGGATGGCCTCATAGAGTTTGACTTCTTCCTCGTCGTGCAGAGCAGACGGGTCGCGGACTTCAAGAGCTTCGTGGATGCGCGTTCCTTTTTCGGCTGCGCCTGACGTTCCCTCCTTGCCGTGGTATCCGGCACAGGTGGCGACATACTTGAGGGATGATGGTCCGAACTCAGCATGAGCGCGTTCGGAATGGTTTGTGGTTTCTTGATTCATAATTCTTGTTTCGTGTGAAGTGTTTCCATAGCTTTACGCTTCGCCTCAAGTGCTGTCAATACTTTTTCTTCAATAGTTTTTGATGCGATCAGAACCCTTTGAATAGAAGGGCTTTTTGAGTTTGCTCGGTGGATGCGTCCGAGTGTTTGGATATATTCTTTCACGTTAAACGTAGGGGAGATTAGGCTCATGCGCGGGTGCCCGCCGTGTTCATCGTGGAGGGATACGCCAACCCCACCAGCGGCAATGTTGCATAGGATCACGCGTGTTTGGTTGGTTTGGAACCGTTGCACGTTATCTTCGCGAACCATAGCCGACTGACCTCCGACCACGCACGACGCATCAGGGAATGCTGCGGCTAGTGCTTTGACCGTATCTACGAAGTTGACGAACACGGCCACGCTGTAACCTTCTTCGTTTGCGTCTTCGATCATGCTGATGATGTCGGGCACTTTTGCTGCTTCCGCAAGTTGGCGAGCGCGGAGAATCTCGACAAGGATATGAGGGCTCGCGCCACCGTCCTCCACGAACCGCTCTACGATTTCAGGTGTGACGCCGTGTTGCTTGTAAAATTTAGCGATGTCGCTCAGACCAGAAAACGCAAGTGGCTCCGTAATAACATGATTATCTGTGAATGCGGACGGCAGATCAGATGGCGCGAGCTTAACACATTTCACGCCGTAGAGTTCTTTATTGAGTTCAGCCAGCTTTGCAAGTGGACCAGCTATCCAGTTCTTCCAGTGGTCTTGCTTACAACCGTATTGCATCATCCACGAGAACCAACTCTTTAGTTTGCCAACAGGTTTGTTGAGTGAGTGTGCATCTAAAACAAAACCGATTGCACGCATCTCCGTCGGATCTTGGCACGCGGTAGCTGACAGCAGTAGGTTGTACAGACCCGCTTGCTTGGCTGCGATCAGCATCTGGGCGTTCTGGCTGAAAGGTGATTTGCACTTGTGGCACTCGTCCCAAATTAACAAGGTCTCTTGGGGTAGCTGCCAACGGAAAAGTTTCTTACCTACTTTGGCTAAAAACGAATTACCTCTTTTGAGTTTCTCGTAGTTGGTTACAAAGATTGGTGTGATGCCCACCTCTTTAAGCTCGCGTTCCCATGACGGGATAACGATCTTCGGGCACACGACGGCAACTGGAATACCTAACTCTAGCGCGACTCTGGACGCGATGACTGTCTTACCGACTCCGGTATGAGAGCCGTCAAGCGCACCTCTGTGCTGCTGGAGCACGGCGATGAGAAAGTCAACGGATTCCCGTTGCTTGTCAAATAATGTTTTCATTGCTTGCCTTTCGGTTGCTCGTCGTTATCAATGGTCTTCTTAAAGCCCACATTACCCGCAACATGATACACGACTACCCCTTCAGGGTTCATGTAGTTTGGGGCGGCTACACTTCCGTATCGTTTCAAATCACGAAGAGCCGCATCGACAACGGGGATGTCGTCGTAGGTATCATCAAAGAGGCACCGATCAAGGATTGGCACCACCTTGCAGCAAGCTGGGGCATTCTCGGTGAACTTGGGTTCCGCTTTCGGGTTTTGGTTCTCAATGACGTAGGTGGGTTTATCGTGTTCCACCCATCGTAAAGCGTTGAAGAGCGAGAAGAAACGCTCACCATTCTTAAAGCCGTATCCTCGTTGGATGCCAGAACCCCACCACTCGCCAAAGTGATGACCCGCTCCTAATTTGACAAGCTCATCGGAATTGGCTCTAACCCATGCAGCGAATCCGAAGTTGTCGTCATCAGGCGTGATCCAGCGAGTTCTCGACCCAGCGTAGATGAGGAAATCAGCAGTGATGGCGGTGACTTTGGAAATGTCGCTACCGATAACTGGCTTGGGTTCGATGTAAACGCTTGCGTTGGTGCCATCAATTTTTTCTGTGATGAGGCACTCGCGTGAGAGGCGTGCCATCTTCGGGAATGGTTTGAATTCTGGTGTCATTTGTTTAGGTAGTGTGTGCGTGTTTTCATATTGTTAGAGGTGGCAGTCTTCGCAAGCCCAGCCCATGTTCCATGTGTAGATGAGCCTACGACCACACAAACATTCCATCTTATCTTCTGGTGGGCGACCTGTTTCCACACCAAATTCTTCGGCTATAAATTCCGATCCGCAATGCGGGTTCTCAGGCTTCTTATATCGGTCATCCTGTAACGTGTTGCAGTGCTGGGCATCCAGTAGAATGTTGCAGCTACAGGCTATATGAGCTATGTGCGAGATACCGGATTCAGGATCTAGATCTTCACCGTCACGCCACGCGTTGAGGTGTCGCATGATGGCTGCTACATATGTAGTCGCACAGACTCCAGTATCGCGCCAGTTGAACGGACCGTATTTCGCTGAGCCTAACTTGTGAACCCATGCGGTCTGCTCCATAGCAAACGGTGGGATCAATGCTAGTGGTGTCTTCGTAGCGCCTATTGCTCCTTTTGGATCATTCGGTGTGTTCATAACTATTGTTTTTATTTTTATGGATAGTGCTAGATATTAACTGCGGTGTTTGTAATGCTGTGACCACGGTCGAAGGAAGGTCGGCATAGGTATCCAACCCCTATCACGCCTAGTTACTCCGAACCTTAATCGGAATCCAAACCAGTTGATAGCCAATCCACCGTAACATTGACGGTCAATACTCGGTAAGATACCACCTCTCAGGTGTGGGTAACTGCGACCTTTGGCAACATCCACATCTACGGTTTTATAGTAATTCTGAAAGCTCATCCAGTTGCAATCAATATACCACCACGGATAGTGTGAATTTCCGTTTCGATCCAACGGAATCTTGATCGCGACCTTCGGTTTTAGTTTACTCATAGTTTTTCAGGTGTGCGTTGGAGTGCATACGACTTATCGAGTCGGTTGTCAAATATTTTTGTCACAAATCAGCTGGCTAACTTGTGACAGATCACAGTCTCCACGTGGTTGTAGTTACACTGTCACCGCAGGTCTCACACGAACCGTCTTCGGTTTCGTAATTATCCGAATCGAAGCAATCAATCAAGTCATCGACACGGACGTTGTTCCGCTTCAGTTCGTGCTTGAACCGTTCACATAGGTGGTCAACCAGTTCCATGATCTCTATGGGAGTCATCGGGTTGTATTCGCCGTAAAGATCCTTCCCGTTGGCGGTTGTGCCGAAGGAGAGGCATCCTTCTGATCTGATGATTTCGTATTTTTTTCGCATAGTTATTTCGGTTACTTAGTAAGTTCATCCTGATTTACTTTAAACACACCGACATATCAATTATTTTTTTAGAAAAGTTCGTCTTCCAAAAGAACGATCAGCTCTCGAAATGTTTCGGCAGTGTCGATGATAGAGTAGTCTGGCAAGTCAAACTCTTCAGCTACCATGTCTCTAAAAGCGACAAACTCTTCAGGCTCAAAGAACGCTTCAAGCTCACTGCTAAAAGGGAGCTTTATCGCAGAGCCTGTGGTGTCTTCAACGATCGCCTCAAGAGCGTTTATGATGTAGCTTCGATTCATAGTAGTTGGTGGTCTCGATTGTAGTAAGCAATTAGGGCTGCGTCAATAATTCCATCGTGGGGTGTTTTGCTTCTGCTGGTAGCCAGCCACTGCTCTGTAGGCCACAACTTGTTGGCAGCAGCTAGGGCGGCGACCTTGGTCATCCCCTTCGCAAGTCTCTTGCCGAGCACCGCGTCTTGCCACTCCTTGACCTGAACCCTTCTTACTTCAAATCGTTTAGCCTCACACGCCCCTAGAATAAGACCAAATGAAATACTCATGGATCGCATCGCTTGTGAAGATTTGGCGTGTTTGAGTGGTTCTTCAACACAAACGATCATGTTGTTGCGATAAGGTTCCAGCCATTCAAGTAGTGCAGGAATATCCACTTCGGATGTTTTTGTAGTCTTTTTAATTGGCATCGCTCTATATGCAAGCACAGCGCCATCAAATGCCGCCACAGCGCAGAGACCACCACTGATCCCGTTGTCAATGCCTACGATAACAGTGTCATCATTCATCCGACTCGTCGGGTTCTTCTGCGTCTATAACTACGGAAGCACTACCTCCGTTGGTTGCCCTGCTGTTATTGAGTATTGAGACGTCGATGGTGAGTGATCCCGACCCACCGCTTCCACCTTTGGGGTTGAGGCCGAGGTTGCGGCGAATCAACTGGTCGAGCTCTGATAACTCACGGACGGTTCTCGGACCGCGTACATTTATTAAATTGTCGCGCAGCATTTTAATTGCACTCGCTGCGACGTAGGCTTGATACTTGTCTGCCGGACTGGATTGATTCTCGGCTACTTCCAATAAGGCTTGCTGTTCCGTATCTCGCGCTGCCAGTTTGGCGTCGGCAACTATGGCAGTGGTGGAGTCTTCAAGGTTTTTGGCGAATGGTTCGGCTTCGCTGTCTGGTTTGTCTACGATTACGTTTTTAAGCCACCGACAAACTGTGTCAGTGCTGACGCCAAGTTGCTCGGCAATACGAATCTTCATCACGCCTTGCTGATACAGCTCGATGGCGCGTTGGGTTCTCGCCGCTTTAGCTTGCCGACGTTCAGCTTGTCCTTTGCGTAGCTCTGCCGTTGGCGTTAACTTTTTTTTTCTTACGGGCATGTGCAAGTCAGAGAAGAGTATAAACTATTACTTGTCAAACTTTTTTAATGTCGTAGCCTCCACTTCACTTTACTTATCACTTTACTTATGGGCCGACCAAGAAAATACGACCCCGACAAGGTCTCAACCTCCGTGCTGGAGCCGCGCATAGATCCCGCTACAAACAAAATGGATGTTGGGGGTTTCTTAATCCCTGTAACCAATACCCTTACCGCTCTGTTGTGGGGTTTTGCTAACCATCCGTCCAACAAGGCGAAGGAGTTCTATTTCTGGCGCGTAGCGGATTTGCTATGGAACAGGGACGATCTGCCTGAACACATGTTCCTCAAGCATCCGTGGGCGGAGCAGATTATCCGTGAGTGTATAGATAACAAGTATCTTGCTGTCGGCGGTGCAGCATCGAGTGGTAAGAGCCACACCCTAGCTGGCTACGGTATTGTCACATGGCTGGCGAGACCGCGTGATACCCTTGTCCTAATGACATCGACCACATTGCGTGAGGCTCGTAAGCGGATCTGGGGTTCAGTAATCTCTCTACTGTCCGTCATTGACGGTGCCCCGATCAACATTCGGGATTCGATCGGCAGCGCTAACTACATCGACGAGAACGGACAGACCTTCGATAGAGCGGGTC